GCGCCATGATCAAACTGCCCTTTGTGGGCATCCGCGGCGAGACCGACGTCAAGCCCACCATGGTGCAGGTACCCTGCGTGGAGATGTGGGGTGAAAGCTGCCCCATTCTCAACGAAGTACGCACTTGGTTCAAGGACAAGAGTCTGGAAGACCAAGGCCGTAAGTATTGGAAGAAGCGCAGCTACATCTTCCAGGGCTTTGTACGCGAGAATCCACTGGGCGACGATGTAACCCCAGAAAATCCCATCCGACGTTTCATAATCGGTCCCCAGATCTTCCAGACCATCAAGTCGGCTCTCATGGATCCCGACATGGAGGAATTGCCCACTGACTTTGCAGCAGGCCTGGACTTCCGCGTGACCAAGACCAGCAAGGGTGGATACGCTGACTATTCAACCAGCAAGTGGGCCCGCAAGGAAAGCCCGCTTACCGAAGCCGAAGCCGAAGCCATCCAAAAGTTTGGGTTGTTTGATCTTTCGGCGTTCCTGCCCAAGCATCCTACCGATGTAGAGATGAAGGTCATGCAGGAAATGTTTGAAGCCAGTGTGAATGGTGAGAGCTATGATCCTGCACGATGGGGACAATACTTTCGTCCCGCAGGCGTGGCAGCTCCTGCTGGCAGCACCGAAGAAACGCCTGCTGTAAAGGCAGCACCGGTGGCGGCCAAGGTAGCACCAGCTGCGGCCAGCCAGTTTGATGACGAAGAAGAAACCGCGGCTGCCACTGCTCCGGTAGCAGCAGCCAAGGCGCCCACACAAAAGGCCGAGGATATCTTGGCCATGATACGTGCTCGGCAAAAATCTGCCTGACACGACGTGAAGCGATAAACAAAAGGGTCTAGGGAAAACCTAGACCCTTTTTGTTATGATTACCGCTCCTACTTTGTACACGCCGGATTATCGATCCTTGCTGTCGCTCACGCAGGCTGCAGGCCACATATATCTTCGTGACCATTTGCTGGGGTTTGATCAAAACATGAAAAATGTTTGTTTGGATCATCTTGCCATTATTGCACAGGACACGTTACATGTTTGGTGGCACGTGATTTTAGATCCAAGAATTCTAAATCACTATACCCAGTTAAAATTCCATGGCTGTGCAAGTTCTGCTAAAATGTGGTACCGGCATTTTGGTCAGTATCGATACACAAAAAACAAGGATAGTTTTTCGAATTTCCTTAGTTGCTTCAATGGATCAGAACAGATAGGACGCAAGCTCTTGGCTTCGGCTCTGCACAAGAGAGCCATGTTTACGACAACTCATTGCAGTAAAAATTTCACTATCGACCCTGCCTCGTTGGATGCGCAAATTGGCGAGCTTGCAACTCGTGCAGAAGATCATGCCTACCACCTAAAACTTTATAGTTTTGACCCAGAATTCCTGTCAATGGTCAATGGGTTTGACTACCAAACCTATAGGTATAATCATGCCGACAACATTCATCACATGGAACCAAAGCTGACTCAAAGTTTTATCAATTTGGTAAGCGAAGGCTATAGCACTAGCTATTATCCATTTTTCACAGAAAAGTTTTTGTACGCAGTGGCTACCCAGAGTTTATTTTTGGCATGGGCACAACCACAATGGCATTGGCAACTATCTCATGTGTTTGGTTTCAAACTCTATGACAAGATTTTTAATTATGATTTTGATTGGATTGAACCTCCACTGTCTCGATTGACCAGACTATTGGATTTACTGGGAAGATACCAAAACTTTAAGCCACACGAATGGCACGATTTATATCTCATGCAGCAGGATGAGATCCTATACAATTATCATCACATGATCAGCGGTGACTTCATTGACACTTTCCAAAAGCATGCTTGACCTAGTGATACTGTGTTGTGCCGAATACAGAGATCTGTTGTTGCCATGTTTGAATTCAGCGCGACGTTGGGTCCAAGATGACATCGTAAGCGTGACTGTGATCACTAATTTGCCCAAGTTGGACATGCCCGGTGTGAATGTGATTAGTGATCAGGACATGTGGGATTTGGTTGGTGGAAACAATTGGCCTGATGTTTTTAAGGCCAACTGGACTCGACAACAAGTTTTTAAACTTAACCTAGACAAAATCTGCCGCCACCGCGTGTTGTGCGTGGATGCAGAAGTGCGCTGGCTAAGACCTTTTCGTGCAATTACCAATCCACAAACTTGGTATACATGTGCTTCTTTGGGCCGCAATAGTTACACGGAAATGATCACGGCTTTACTTGGCATAGAAGATTTTTACCATGAGAGTTTTATCACAGATTGCATGCTTTTTGACCCAGAACATCTGCAACAAATTAGATCACACATAGAACTTCGCCATCAGAAACCTTGGTTGGCAGTGATCAATGATTTTTTTCAAAAGCCTGGTTTTGCACTATCCGAATATGAGCTTTATGCTGCATGGTGCAGGTACCAACAGCATGACATGCACATCGTAAACATAGGAGACCAAAGATTTACTCTTGGAAAAATTGGTCCAGATGACGAATTTTTGTACCAACGTGCTAGACAACATACCGACCGACCCTATATCAGCATTGCCTATCCCAATACCAGCTGGAGGGGCAGTGAAACACGTTGGTTGACATTTTACCATCAAGTCAAAGGCCCAGACTGGCCTGAGGCTGTTTTGGAAGAAGATTTTGATACCTTGCCCGAGTGGGTAAAAAGAGAATGCATGGAACATGGATATCGTCGGCATTGATCCATCGTGGTCGCGCGTGATGATAAACTATAGTATCATTAGTAATCTAACATAGGAAGCTTAACATGGCCAAACCGTTTGACGTCAGCAAGTTTAGAAAAGAAATTACCAAAAGCATTGATGGCTTGTCAGTGGGATTCAATGACCCCACAGACTGGATCAGTACTGGAAACTACGCCCTGAATTATCTCATATCAGGCGACTTTAACCGAGGCATCCCTTTGGGCAAAGTCACTGTGTTTGCGGGGGAGTCTGGCGCAGGTAAAAGTTATATCTGTTCCGGCAACATCGTGAAACATGCGCAGCAGCAGGGCATCTTTGTGGTATTGATCGACACAGAAAATGCCCTGGACGAAACATGGTTGCATGCACTGGGCGTGGATACTAGTGAAAGCAAACTGCTCAAACTCAGCATGGCCATGATCGACGACGTGGCCAAGACCATATCCACTTTCATGACCGACTACAAAGCCCTGGCCGCAGAGGATCGTCCCAAGGTGCTGTTTGTAATTGACTCTGTGGGCATGTTGCTGACTCCCACTGATGTCAATCAATTTGAAGCAGGTGACATGAAAGGCGATCTTGGTCGCAAGGCTAAGAGTCTCACTGCCCTGGTGCGCAACTGCGTCAACATGTTTGGTGCCTACAACGTGGGACTGGTGTGTACCAACCATACCTATGCCAGCCAAGACATGTTCGATCCCGACGACAAGATATCAGGTGGTCAGGGCTTTATCTATGCTTCCAGCATTGTTGTTGCCATGAAGAAACTCAAGCTCAAGGAAGACGAAGACGGCAACAAGATTTCGGATGTCATGGGCATACGTTCAGCCTGCAAGGTCATGAAAACACGCTATGCCAAGCCCTTTGAGGGAGTGCAGGTCAAAATTCCCTATGAAACTGGCATGAATCCTTACTCAGGTCTCACTGATCTCGCAGAGAAGAAAAACATCTTGAAAAAGGATGGTAACCGTCTCATGTTTGTAACTTCGGACGGCGAAATTATTAAACATTTCCGTAAAGGCTGGGAAAGCAATGAAGATGGTTGCCTTGACAAGGTCATGCGAGACTTTTCTAAAGTAGATGTCACAACAACTACTGATACTTCTTCTGTAGAAGAATGATATATAACACCTAGCAGGAGAACAAAATGAGCCTTGACCTTGTTAACGATGTTTGGACAGAAGTAAAAAGACACTTGCCCGAGACAGATCGCTTTGAAGCGGCTGAATCTTTGCTGGATGTGTTGATCGACAACAATTTTTCGCCAGAGGACATACGCGAAGAATTCAAGCGTGACAGTTATGTTAAACGTGCTCTACAAAACTATCTCGACGACAATGTCGAGGACGATGAAGATGAAGAAGATTACGAGGAAACCTTTGACGACGAGGATTATTGATGCATGTGGTACAACCGCATTGTAGCTGATTTATCAGTGATACCTGACTTTCTTGCCTATTACGAACAGGAGCTAGAAGCAGCTCGACGAGACTGCAGATTGGCTGGTGTGGTTGAACGCAACATCAAAGACCTGCCAGGTATTACCGAAACTCGCTTCAATCAGTTGCAAGAGATAGAAGCTGTGCTGAACTATCTCAACATACAGTTGCGCAAGATACGTCGCCGCCACTTCCAAAAGTACCTGGAAGGTTATGCTCGCAGTCTAACCAGTCGGGACGCAGAAAAATACGTGGATGGTGAGGACGAAGTCATTGATTTTGAAACCTTGATCAACGAGGTGGCCTTGATGCGCAACAAGTGGCTGGGCATCATGAAAGGTCTAGACAGCAAGCAGTGGATGTCGGGGCACGTGGTCAAGTTGCGCACAGCAGGCATGGAAGACGTTTCCCTGTGATAAAATACGCTTTTGCTAGAGACATGGCAGGCGAGCATGCCAAATGGACTTTGACTCCCTGGCGATCAAGGGGGTTAGAAATATTCGATTCGATTTCTGACATTCCCGACAATTATGTTCTAATGGCCAGTCACTTTGCTCCCTGGCGAGAGCCTCTCCGTTCTTGGATAGCAGAGGGTAGGCCTTGGTTAGAAATTGAATATGGGTATTGGGGACCGGACACACCGCGGCGGGAAACTCGAAGAGTAACATATTGTGGACATCACAACCTCAACATGCGGCCGGTGCCCTATAGTAGAGCCAATCTTTTTCCTGTGCCCGAGCATCGGCCCTGGCAAACAACTCCTGGGCAATACGTGATTGGAATTGAACCAGTAGAGGTCATTCTCACTGAACGCACCGGCGAGTCCATGGTTGAATTCCACGCACGAATAGAATCAGCCCTAAGACCTTATTGGTCTGGTCCTGTGGTGTGGCGTAGAAAAATAGGAGCCAAACATCCTAGATTTGCGACTTTTGTAGAACAACTGCAACAAGCGCACGCTGTTGTGGGCGAGCGTACCATGGCCTGCGTGGAAAGTTGTTTACTGGGAGTTCCTGGATACACCGTGGACACCAGCATGAGCACCTTATTGATGGGTGGTATTGAAAACATCGCCAGGCCAATTTTTCCCGACAGATCTACCTGGTGGGAACACATCTGCTGGAGTCAGTTTAATCGCATAGAGTTCAACACCTCAGACATGGTAGACGTTGTGGAACAATATCAAATCTTGAATCATTAACTCTATATAAATACCGGTATGGAAAGAATTGTACTGGTCACAGGTGGATTTGACCCCATTCACAGCGGTCATATTGAATATCTCAACCACGCTAAAAAGCTCGGCACTCGACTCATAGTGGGCGTCAACAGCGATGCTTGGTTAACACGTAAAAAAGGTAGGGCGTTTATGCCCTTTGCCGAGCGGCGCAATATCGTCTACAACATTCGCAGTGTGGACTTTGCCATGGGCTTTGATGACAGCGACGGCTCGGCTCGCGAAGCCATACGCATGGTCAGGGCCAGCTATCCACGTTGCAAGATCATATTTGCCAATGGTGGAGATAGGAATGCGCAAAATATTCCCGAAATGGATGTGCAAGATCCCGACATCGAATTCGTGTTTGGCATAGGCGGCCTGCAAAAACTCAATAGTAGTAGCTGGATTTTAGAAGAATGGAAACATCCCAAGACTGAGCGTCCATGGGGTTACTATCGAGTACTACACCAAGATGGTGAACAAGTCAAAGTAAAAGAATTAGTGGTGAATCCCGGTGCGCGTCTCAGTATGCAACGCCATCAGGACCGAGCCGAACATTGGTTTGTGAGTCAGGGCGAGGCCAAAGTCTACACTATTGATCCCACTACCACAGACAGTGAGTTGTTCGCAGAGCTTGGACTGCACGAAAATACTCATATCAAAACTGATCAATGGCATCAATTGGTCAACGAGAGCGATGCTCCCTTACATGTAGTAGAGATACAATATGGGCGCCAATGCATTGAAGAAGATATTCAACGTCGATGACCACAAACATTTATATCGGTTGGGACAGCCGGGAGCCCGTGGCAGCAGATGTCTGCAAATACAGCCTGATTGACACTGCTTCGGTGCCAGTCAACCCAGTTTACATTAAACAGCAAGATCTACGCGAAGCAAAAGTTTATTCAAGGCCCGTGGATGCCATGGCCAGCACTGAATTTACTTTTACAAGATTTTTGGTTCCCTATCTCAATGCCTTCAAGGGTTGGGCTGTGTTTGTAGACTGCGACACACTGTGGTTAGACGATGTCAAGGATTTGATAGCCTTGGCAGACTCTAAATATGCGGTACAGGTTGTGCATCATGATTACACTCCTGCAGCAGGACTTAAAATGGACGGCAAGCCACAATATGCCTATCCAAAAAAGAATTGGAGCAGTGTGGTTCTATGGAACTGTGGTCATGCCGCTAATCGCGTGTTGACACCTGATTACATCAATCAAGCCAGCCCGTCTCATCTACATAGATTTGAATGGCTGCAGGACAAGCACATAGGCGAGCTGCCTTTGGCCTGGAATTGGTTAGTGGGTTGGTATAGATTACACAGAGACGGCAAGCCTTCTCTTTTGCACTACACCGAAGGCGGACCTTGGTTCGAGCAAACTAAAAACTGTGAATTTGCCGATTTATGGATTCGCGCTCGCGACGAAATGAGTCATGCGGCCGCCAGCGTTCGTGAGATTTTTGGATTCGATCGTGTGACTTTGAACCCATCTACTAAGTCAGAAGTGGTCAATCTATTGCAGAGTTTGAGAGATCCCGGTAGCAGATGGTGGCCTTACAATGTGGAAGACATGGTCAAAAAGCTGGCTTGGAGAGACCATGATTATTCCATGCCGCCCACAGCAGTGGGAATCGTAGCTGATGGTACTAGCCCACTCAAAGCAGGAGATAAAGTAGACGTGGATCCAATACTAGATAATTTTATCATGGGTTGTAATGGTGCCGTGGGAGATTACTACGATCCTGTGGTGTCTAAAACCTCAGTACCTTTAGTGGTAAGGGGTATCACGAAACGAAAAATTATACATGATTGTGAGCAACGAGGCCGAGACTATTTTTACATTGATACAGGATATTTTGGCAACGGCAAAGCAAAAATTTATCACAGAGTAACCAAAAATAATCTACAGTTTGCCGGCGCCTTGAGAGAAGATTGTCCCGATGATCGATGGCGCTCACTGGGACTGCCTATACAGCCACATCGTCACGGCAGCAAAATTCTAATTTGTCCTCCCAGCGATAAAGCCATGCAATTTTGGAACTTGAATCTTGATCGGTGGCTCAAAGACGTCGTTAGTCAAATCAAAAAAATATCAGACAGAGAAATAGTAGTGCGAACCAAGCCGGCCAGGCGAGATCGTGTCACTGGAGACAGTCTTGAAGCAGCCTTGAGTCAAGATGTGCATTGCTTGGTGACTTTTAACAGTATTGCAGCCATAGAAGCATTGATGTTGGGAAAACCAGTGTTTACACTCGGTCCCAATGCCGCATCCCCTTTGGCCAACCGTGATCTACACAACATCGATGATCCTTTCATGCCCAGCATTGATCAGGTCCGTATGTTATGCAAAAATCTTGCCTATCAGCAGTTTAATAACACCGAAATGCGTGATGGCACTGCCTGGAAACTGTTGAATGCATGATGTAGCTGTTTATCTAGGCACCTTGCCCAAAATTGCCAACCACAGCGTCAAGCAGCAGGTCATGCAGACCTTTGCCCAGGGCGCCGGAGCAGCGGGTGCCTCGGTCAGCATTGTCACAGCACGGAATCCCATTCCATCACGCCTTGCTGTGATGATTGGCTGGTGCAGTCATGCGGGCGGAGGGCCGCATATACATTTCCGCGAAACACTGGTCAACTATCAAAGAGATCACGGACATAAAATCATGCCCATAGATGGCAGTTGCTTTAAATTTGCGGACATCAATACGCGCTGGCTGCGCTACAGTATCAACAGTATTTTCTGGAATGAAGGCGAATATGCCAACCATGATGTCTTGGATTCAACCCACTGGGACATGATCCAGGCTCATCATGGCATAGTTATGCAGCCATGGCGAGCTGCAGGATCTCACGTGCTGATTTGTCTGCAGCGCGACGGCGGTTGGAGCAGCAAAGGGTTTGACCAAGATGCCTGGCTTAAAAAAACCATAAAGACCTTGAGATCCTATACTGATCGCACCATAGTCATCCGCCCACATCCCGCGGCCAAAGTCAGCTATCAGCACTGGGCACAAAGACAAAACATACAAGTCAGCAGCGGTAAGCGCAGTCTCCAGCAGGATTTGATCAATGCCCATGCTGCGGTGTTCTGGAACAGCAGCAGTGCAGTGGCCGCTGTGTTGGCAGGAGTGCCGGTGTTTGTACATGATGCCGGCTCCGTGGCATGGTCAGTGAGCAATCAGGACCTAGCCAACATAGAATCACCCAACATGCCGGATAGAACACAGTGGATCAATACCTTGAGTCAAGCGCATTGGAATCTTGACCAAAGCCGTCGCGGTGATATCTATAGAAAATTCCTTCCTTACCTGCTATGAAAACCCTGTATCTACATCGCGTGGATCTTGGAAACCCCGGAGATCTACACAGCAGTCCACAATTGTTTCTAGGCGATGGGTGGCAAGGCCCCACTATAGACCTAATGCGGCATTGTGATCTAGATATAGAAGTGGACTTTGTGATTGTGGGCGGAGGGGCCGTATTGCAAAATCATAAATTTGTGAGCAACTTGCTCCGGATGTTGAACCAGGTACGTTACAAGCATTTAGTGATATGGGGAGCAGGGCACAATCCTGATCTTGCCGCCCCTGTGCTGGAAAAAAGTTCTCTGTGGGGGGTTCGCGAGCAGATAGATGGCAACAGCAACAACACCTGGGTTCCTTGCGTGAGTGGCACACACCTAGTGTTTCGAGATCTGGAAAGACATGCAGCCACTAAAGATTTTCTCATCATTGATCATTGGAAACGCAAACCAATTGGCATCAACGCAAACGCTACCCGCATCACGAATAACCCAGCTGACATGATCAATGTGGTTCAGACCATAGCTGACCATAGATACATCTTGACCAGCAGTTATCATGCGGCGTATTGGGCAGTGTTGATGAAACGACGTGTGGTGTTTGTGAGTAATCCTTGGCAGGACAAGCTAAAGTATTTTAAATGGTCAGTGCCCCAGGCAGAACAGTTTACATGGGATCTGTTGGACCAAACAGAAATCTATCATGATGCCATAGACGTTGCAGTACAAGGCAATCATGACTTTAGGCAACGTGTGTACGATCTAGCGATCACCAGCCAATGACATAATCGCTGCGTACTTGGGCAAGTACTTTAGCGCCCCAGCTGAGTAAAAGATTCATGGCACCATAGCGAGTGTCTT